GCCTTTAATTGTTATTGTTGCTTCTCGGACTTCCTCAATAGATAGCCCATACTCACGAGCCAATTTCTCGTAGCCCAATATGAGCCAGCTATCGAGCTTATTTGACACTGGAGTTTTGACTTCTTCTTTGATTTCTTTAGCCATGTTGCTCCTTAGTAGCTGTAGGATGTGCGGTTATCCCACGTTTTTGTAAATGTTGTTACGTCATCTGCAAATGACATGTGACCTGCCGACTTGTTGTATCGCTTGATTTGCCAAGTAGCGTCAGTTGTGGCGCTTCCTGGAACAGCTTTACCCAAGTAGACAAGATTGGTGTCAGTTGTGGTATCATTCCTTCCTTCGTATGTTGATGTTGCACCAGCTTCTACGGGTATCTTCCCGTCTACGGTTAGCTGTACTTGTATCGCCTTGCCATCAATGTCCCTATAGGGAAGAACATAGTTTGGCACCGGAAAAGATAAGTTATCAATGGAATTTTGTACGGCCACAAGACCTTCGGTAATATCTGAAGTATTAAAATCTGGTGTCTTGATATTTTTGAATACTTTTTCAAGATTAGCCAGTCCTTTAGTAACAGGAGATAAATCTATCTTTTGTTCCGTTACCTTAACGTCAGCTGGCTTGACTTCTATCTTGGGGTCAAACTTAATGCTGGTCTGTAACGCACCAACAGCAGTAACGACGTCTTGGAAGTAGTCTTTTAATTCGTTGAGGTTGGTTACTCTTACGTCTTCACGCTGTTCTGGTGCTTCTGGGAAGTCGGGAAACTCTGGATATTCAGTCGGTAGTTTGGCGATGGCTTGGCTAACTTGGTCAAGGGCAGCGGCTATTGGTTGTAGGTCCTGGGGTTTTAGTTCAATCTCTTTAACGGCTTGGACTACTTTGTCTATGTCTGATGGTTTGGCGAGGTCATTAGTAACAGTTACCGATTTGGTATTGCGTTCAGCAGTAACTACGGCAGAAGCAACTTTATTACCGGCATTTGAAATAGCGCCCAGCAGAGCATCTCTCTCTTGAGCTTCTCGTTGCTGTTCATTGAACTGATTAATTGCTTCAAGGTCCATTAATAATCCTATAGCCCAGTTACTTAAAATATACCACAGTTATGACCATAAATGCACTCTACTATGATACGTCTCGTTGTCTTCGGCAATTTTCTTGTCGTTCTTAGCATAGGTAGCGTCGTGTGGAAAGTCGCCCAACCACTTGAAACTATGGTGTTGGTGGTGTATACAAGGCTCTGGGCAGTACGCCCACACTCCTCGCTTTTTAGCAGTTTCGGTCAACTCATCATCTACATAATTATGCTTATATGGGTAGAGAACTCTGTTTGGCATATCTATAACTCCCGACTGCTCTTCTATGTACTTTCTGCGTATAAAAGATATAGTTGAGAATTTAGTATGGGGATTTCCGTCATGCACTCCAAGTACACTTATGTTCTTATCTTTCATCATTTCCATAGGTGCAATATCCCACCCGTCTAAAAATTTAAAATCATCATTAGCCCAGAAGAATATCTCTTCATCTGAAGATTCATATATAGCCTGAAGTGCATCAGAATAGCAAGGATTGCCGTTATTAAAAACAATCTTACTGTTGGTCTGACTCGCTTCTTTCACACTATCTTTGTCAAATATCTCTATGCCCCAATAGAGCTTATATGGAGTTTTGGTGGCTTGTTTAATGTTCTTAGCCACCTCTTTTAGTTTATAGGCTCTGCCGTATGTGGGTATGTAGATGCCTAGAGTCATTTCTTTATAATCTCTAGTCTAGGGAGGGGAATCACTAATGCTCCTCCGTTATCTATGTAGTCTTTTTCCCTATCAATGATTTCCTTGGCAAAAAACCATGGCCCCACAATCATGTAAGAAGGGTTTACTTCTCTTGCTTCTTCTTCGCTAACTATCTTTATTCCTACAGCGTTAAAGTACTTTCCAACCTTCTCTGGGTTTCTTTCGACTGCAAATAATATACTCTTTTCGTCTATACCAGCAGCTTGCCAAATTGTTGCTCCACGAGTACTCGCCGCTAGAATAGCTACAGTCTTTCCTGCTCTATTGGCATCCTGAACGAATAGTTTTAGTTCTCGTAGGTTTTTCCATACGTCAGTAGCAAAGCGTTCGTAAGGCTCTACTGTGTCTAGTTTAGCTTCCTTTTCAATTCTTCTTTGATTGCGTACTGAATCTAAGACGGGGAACTTGCCCTTATGAGCGACAATGGTTCGTAGACTACCGCCGTTCACCATAGACGTAGAAAGGTCGATAACTTCTAGTCCGTGTCGTTCTAGTAATGGTTCCATGCTAAGAAGCGTGTAATACTCTAGGTGTTCGTGGCAGAAGTTGTCTACAGCGTTTAATTCCATAGTTGGCAGTAGGTAGTTTTGCTGAATAATCCATATACCATCTTCAGCCAGGACCTTGGCTACATCCCCAACAAACTTGTTTGGGTCGTCCATGTCATAAAAACAAGAGATAGATGTTATAACGTCAAATTTATAATAAGGCAGTAAATCTGCTTTGAAAAAGTCATTCACAATCTTATCTGCGTGTTCAACCGCTAGCTCACAATACTTTGTAATTGGGTCAACACCGACACGGTGAATGTTCTTAGGGACGTAACTTAACAGCGTTCCGTCGTTACTCGCAATATCAAGCCAGTTCTTTGCCTTTGGTTTAAACTCTAGTGCGTTTTTAACGTTATCTTCTAAATCTTCTTTAATTGAGTTAGACACTCCCGATTTAAATCCATAGTTGTTATGGTACATTTCGTGGCTAGGTGTTGTGTCTCGTAGTTGTACCAATTTACATACGTCGCACAATACTGCAACTATAGGGTAGGCGGGTGTTTTCGAGTCATCTAGTCTAAAATCGCTTGTGTACTGAACTCCTAAATCTAAAAACTCTTTGATACTTCCGCCGCAACTTCTACATTCTGTTATAGTTCTCATTTCTGCCTCCAATATTCTAGTACATCATGAAGTGTACGTTCTATGTTATATTCTTGTCTCCACCCTGCATCTTTTAAAAGACTGCTCGTTTGGTAGCGAGTCTTGTCTGGTGCGTAGGGGCGTACTAAAGTTGTGTCAGTCGATAGGGTAACAGGTACTTTTGCGTTAGCTACTAATCTATCTAATAGTGCCTTCATTTCAAATGTCTCATCGCTAGCTATGTTATAAATATAGGGTTTTAAATCTATAGCTATTCGGTAAGCCCTTACAACATCTCTAACATCCAGGTAGCTTTTAAATGAAGTGAGGTCGCCATGCTTTAGTACATCTTGCTCCCCACGCTCAATTGCTACGATTTGTTTTGCAAATGAGGTCACGGCAAAAGGGCCATCTTGTCCTGGGCCTGTATGGTTAGTCGTTCGGGTGACGACGACGTGCTGATTATAGCTTGAGGCGTAAATACTTGCCATTTGTTCCATAGCAAGTTTAGTTACTCCATAAGGGGTGCGGGGTTGAATAGGGCTCCCTACATGTAGCGGCGTGTCATCGAGGGCGGGTGAATATACTTCAGTGCTTGAAGCGAGATGAATTTTACACGTCAAATCAAGCGCTCTTACACACTCTAATAAATGCACGCTCCCTTCAACATTTGTTCGTATTGTATCGAGTGGCTCTGCAAAAGACTGTGGTACTGATGTAACTGCAGCGAGATGATATATATAATCGGGACGGTGATGAGCCAGTTCCGACATTAGGGTTGACTTGGTAATATCTTGTCCGTCAACTAAATCAAAGGTAATAACTTCGTGCCCTTCTTTTTTTAGTAACTCTGTGAGATGTTTCCCGACAAACCCCTTGCCTCCCGTAATAAAACTTTTCATTTTAACTTCTCCAGTAAATGACCATACCCTCGTTCTGTAAAGGTCTGTGTGTAGTATTCGGGATATTCTTTCCAATTAGTTTCATTAGCAAAGGTTCGTGCTAAATCTTCTGTCATGTGACCAACTAAAAAACCTGCATTCTTAATTGCTCTACTAAACAAGACATCTTCTTGTAATGTCGGACGACCAGTACCGTTATCTGTCCACCTAGATTCGTCATATCGTAAACCTTTTTCCCACACTAACCGACTTATAATATTTGGCCCACCAACTGTGCCAGGAAAGGTATTATAGGTTTTCCCGTTTATCCTTACTTCACACCCATAGGCATTGGGGGTTTCTATAGCTTCGTGTTCTATTCCTACCTGCCCCATGCTAGGTATTTTCTTGAAATAATCTAGGGCAGCAATATCCCAGCCTTTTCGTAATATCATATCATTGTCTAGCCGCATTAAGTGGGTAGCTGGGTATTCTTTTAAGCCTTCTTCCCACGCTATATTACAAGCCTTCCCAGGATAATAGTTCTCTGGGTTGAATATAACTTTATCTATTTTGTTCCCTGCCTGTTGACGTTTTAAGTACTCAATAGTCCCATCAGTGCTGCAGTTATCTATCACTATAAGGTAGTATGGTACATCTATAGTTTTCCAGAAGTAGCTTAGGGTTTTCTTCGTATATTCTAAACGGTTGTAAGTAATTAAAACTACCAGTAATTTGTTTTCTACCATGTCACACCTTCATCGTCTATTATTATTTTCTTCTCGTTAATCGGGGTAGCAAGCCCTTGTTTGATAAGGTTCTGTGCGTGCTGTAGGGTCGTTCTAACGCCTCCGCTTGGTGTATCTACAGTAATTAACATGCCTCGTGCTCCAATGGCTAGAGGGCCGCTTAAAATGCGTTTAAGGGCGTAGTCCTTCTTTATCTTCTGCCACATCTCTATTTTGTGAGCACCATTGTTGCTACCTGCTTGTCCGAGTTTGATAAGCTTTCTCTGAGCAATAATATCCGTCTGAACAATTGGTATGTTGTGTTTATACAAACTAATACCAAAGGTTACATCATGTAGCCCATACCCCTCGCCTTCAACATGTCGTCCAACTAATTTAACTGTCGTGCCATAGTTAAACGGTGTCCAGCGTATGTCACTTCTAAAATACGGTGGAGGGAGTTTTTCAAACACTTCTCTTTCTACTAAAAGACAGCCTGTGCCTGTAAAGATAATGTCTTTGTTCTTATCTCGAAACACAGCACCTTTACCTTCTTTGGTTACAGGATAGTCACAGGTCACAACAGGAGCGTGGGCGTATATCATATTTAGTAAAGTATTTGACGGAAGTGCCATATCATCTTCTATATACCATATATGAGTTATGGTTTCATCTTCTAAAGCTTGGAGTGTCGGGACATTGAAGCAATCAGGTATAGATAGTTTATGGGCAAAATATATCTTATGAGATACGTTTTTAAGATTGGCCAATATCTCCTCAGCGGTGCGACTAAACATCAACCCTCTTGAGGGTAACACCACTCCTACCTTTATATTATCGAACGACATTAAAGTCTCTCCCGTCATTAAGATAAGCCTGATTATTACTATCGTAGTCAATAAAAGGTGGCTTTTCTGTCCAGAACTTCACGTTTCGCACTCTGTTTAATGCGCCTCTGAATAATTCTGAGTTCTCTCCACTGACCAGCCCGCTGACTATATCTCTGCCTACAAGAGTAAGTTCTTTGATATTGTGCGCTCCGTTGTTGGTGTTCTTCCTGCCAAGGCTAACGAGTTTGCGCTGTCCTGCCGTTTGTTCCATAGGAAGTATTGGCATACCAGCGCTATACAAAACAAGCCCAAAGTTAAGGTCATGTAAGCCGTAATACACTTTTGTAAGATTACGAGGCCAGAAGTGAATAGTGTCTTTGTCTATAAATGGGTCAAAGGTTCTGTTAGTGCGCCAGATTGGTTTTTCCATCTGGTCTAGGACTTGTCTATTTATAAGGATGAACCCCGTACCCGTCCAGAACGCTTTACCGTCTGGGTCATGAAGGGTCGTTGCGTCACCGTCTTGCTGGAATGGGTAATCCAGAGCTACTACGGGGTAGTTTTGCTCAAACATTCTTCTTAAAATACCCCTTGGTAGTATCATATCGTCTTCACAAATAAGTACTGCAAAGACATCTGGGTCTGCCAAGGCTTCTTCTGTGGGGTCATTGAAACAGTCTGGAAGTGATTTCTCGTGTGCCCAGAATATTTCATAGTTAAAACCCTCTAGTTCTCGTAAGAGTTCTTCGAGGGTTTGTGAGAACATAAGTCCTCGTGACGGTAGTATGACCGCCAGCTTGTCCATTATTCAGCAGCTTCCATTTGTTCCTGTAGTGTTGCGAGCATTTCAATCGCACCTAGGAATTGTTTTAGTGAGTTAGAGTGTTCGACAATGTTGGAGTTGCCCTTCATAGCTAAAGCCTGAATGTCGCTTTTCTGCAGTCGTTTAGCGTGAAGAATATTGACTCGTTCTCTCCATGCCATTTGCTTTAGTTCACCAAGCTGGGCCTGTATATAGGCTAACTTTTGGTCTTTAGGAATGTCGTGTACTTCTTTAATGCCAAATTCTTCTGCAATAGAGCTATCTTCAAATAGAGGATTTTCTAACATAGTTTTCCTTGTGTTACTTATGCTTTCATAATAATACGTTATAAAATTTATTACAATAACAAAAAAAGGCCCGAAGGCCTTTCTCTGTAAGATTGGTATCTTAGTGCTTTAGTACGAAGCCGAAACCAGTTCGTAGTTGTGTAAGGCCGAATAGTACATCGACAGTTACCAACCAACCAAGGTGTTCTTGCTTGTATTGAGCCTGTGTGCGTGGAGTTGTCTGCATAGCTATAGCAAATGCTTCTTTGTGGAAGAATAGGCTAGAGTATTCATCAGTAGCTGTGTCTAGGTAGACAAGGTTCTGTGATACAAAGACTTCTGCACCGTAGATTTGACCAATTTTACCGTTCTTAATACTGTTGTCGCTGCCGCCAACGCCCAATGCGTCGTAACGTACATACTTATCAATATTAAGGAACTCTGCTTCACCTTTAGGGTGAGTAACAATAACACGGTCTGTACGAGGTGCTTTGTTTTCACTTAGGTAACGGTTTACTGCAAGAATAAGAGTGTCATTCAATGCTGTACCATATGCGCCGTAGCCTGTGAAAGCAGCGGTCATGTGGCTTGCAATTGTGTAGTCAATCTTTTCAGCAATAGCGTAAGCAGCAGCTTGGGTGTAGTCGCTACGAGTGTTGTAGTTAGACTGTGTAGCCAAGATGTCCTCTACTAAGAATGAACTTTCGTAGTGCTTATCGATTGTTAGAGTGATTTTAGTTTCTGTGTTGTAGTTTAGGGTAACAACAGTGTTTTGAGCTTTTACGTTTGCTGTGATGGCAGATACGTTAGGGATTTCTAGAGTCTGACCACCGCCTTTTACTTCAGCATCGTAGTGCTTAATAAGTGGTAGTAGAACTAGGTTCTTTTTAACAAACATAAGTGTTTCTTTAGCCCAAATGTTTGGTCGGAACACGTTACCAGCTGTTATGCCGACGTTTACGTTTCCTGAATTATATGCACCTGATGGCATTTCATTATTCCTTCAATTGTTAGGTTAATTACCCGCCAATTGCCTTGTTGATTGCGTCCATATTTTGTTCATACCACTTTTCATCGTGTTGTGCAACTAGTGCGTCAACGTTCTGTGGGGTGATATTTGTTGAAGAAAACTCGGATGCGTTTGTCGCAGCAGAAGCGGGAGGTATATTCGATTGCTTCTGTGCAAGATTTGTTAAGGCTGTCCTGCCGCCTTCACTTTTGAGCTTTTCTATAAATTTAGGGTCACGATAAAGATGTGCAGCGACATCATCCATGTCATTAAGATATGGGCGTTCCTGCGAAATCTTTGTCAACTCGCCTCGGTATTGCTCTAGGTCGGGGTTGGCTTTAAACCAGTCGTTTACATACTGTACTACTTCTACTCGGTTCTGTCGTTCCACAATAGCATTTATTGTCGGGTCGTCAACTTCTTCAAGTAGCTGTGGTGGTGGTACGTTTACTTTGGCTTGCTGTGCAGTTTCGTGCATCTTTTTTTCAGCGTTACGATACATCTCAGCTAGTTTTATTGGGTCGTCTAGGGGTAAATTCTTACTCTTAGCCCATTCTTCTGTGCTTTGTTCTTTCGTTTCGGCTGGGGCTTGTGCTTCTTCTTGCTCAGAATCTGCGGCCTCTGGTGCGTCTACTGTTGATGGAGCTTCTTCATTTACTACGCTTTCTGCGGGGACCATTTCTGGTGCGCCGTTTACTGTCGTAATAATCATGTCTCCGCTCTCTACCGCCTCTGTGTTGGGTTGTGCCGAAGCGCCCTCGTCTGAAGTTATGGTACTCATCTTAGCTCCTTATTGTTAATGTCTTGCACTTTGTCGGGGGGATAAATAACTTTAACTGAGCGGTTAAAAATAAAAATCTCCCCCCGATTTATTTCAAGACTGACCCCGTTTTAAAGTAGTCTATTACTTTTATAACACCCGCTGCTTCTTTAATCAAGCCATAACCATTGTCTGCAGTTGTTGCGGCTTGGGCCTCCCTGATTAAAGAATTACTCATGTTTTCTAATGATTTCACAACATGAATACCAAATTCACTTTCTAAGAAAGCTTTATACTGCTGTTGTCTGTCCTGCATTTGGTTCCTCCGTTGGTTCAGGCCCCATTAGTGATGCGTGGCCTGTTGCTATATTTGCTTGTTGGTCTGCCATGTGTTTTGTAAGGGCAGTTGTCATATCGTCTTCGTGGGTGATTGAAGGGTCAAGTCCAGCAAGTTGTTCAAGTTGTGCGTCTACATCAGGATTTGTGTTTGAGCCGTAGCTCTTAGCAATACCTTCTAGCGCAATTTGTTCAGGTGCTTTTTCTTTCGGGTTTTTGTCTTTACCCTCCGCCATTTTTGCAACTTCTTGTTCGCTCATAACTAGGGTGCTGACTTCTTCAGGGTTCAAATCAAACGCTTTGCCCATAACCATTCTTGTTAATGGTACTTGTTTGATAATTGGGCTACCGAGGAAGGCGGTGTACATTTCTTTAAGATTACGCATTTTAGCGTTCTTCTCTTGGTCAACTTTAGACTTTAGTTTTACTCGTGGCTCGTAGTCTCCCTTGTAAAGTTCAGGGTCAAATAATTCCCACGTTACTCCTTCTTTACCTATAACTCGGTACATAGTGGGTACAGTGACGTATAGACGTATCATTTGAAAGATTAGTTTAGCCATGCGGTAATAGCCGCCGTTTTCTAGCTGGGTGACTATAAGTTCAAATCTTCGACCCGATGCTAGGGTTTGGGCTTTTATTTCAGTGGCGGTGGTGTCTCCTTGAGCGCCAATACCCTTAGATATTTCGTCTACTGCAGTTGTTTCACGGATTTCGTTCTTTATATTTGTGCGTTCGTTAAACATGTTTCCAGGAACAATAGGTTTTTGGACTGCTTGGTAGCTTCCAGGTTTAAACGGGTAGACTGCACCTGTGACGTTCTTTACTTTATCAATGTATTCCTGATACACAGGGTCGAGTTCCATAACAGGGTCTAGTGCCCAGCTTACAGCGTCGATGTTCTGATTTGTTAAATCATTTAACATTTCCTGTTGTTTTGCAATAGGCTTGATGATTGACTTTCCGTACAGTTGTGATTCGTCAGGGAACATAGCATCCACTGTATAAGGGAACATACCTGTTGGGTTTTCAATTCCTAAGAATTCTTGGCGCTCTTTAAATGGATTTTTCCCCTCATAGATAACTTCTTGCCTATTACCGACGTAAATCATTTCATCCTTCGTGTAGTAGCAAAGGACTTCTATTTGGTCTTTTTGAGCATCTTTATCTAGGGTTGTGCCCATTTTAGTGTCTTTGTCTTGCTTGTCGGTAGGGTCTCCGTTTTCATATTCGCCCTCCAGTTTGTCGAGGTTCTTATATTTAGGGACAAGGGTGTTGGTTTCAGGGTCAACTACTTTTTCTTTTGCCATTTCGCTCTTGGAAGCAAGGAATCTATGCCCCATGTATGCAGCTTGTTCATATCCATTTATCGTGGCAGAAGGGTCGCAGAAGAAATCTCTTAAAGGAATATTTTTCCATTCAGGGTGGTCTATATTCCAGTAAAAGAAATTAACGGTGGTCCCAAGTTTAAAAAGGATTCGGTTGCTTTGGATAGATTTTAGTGTCCAACCGCCAATATCCCAGTAATAGGAGAATAATCCATTTAAGACTTTGGTGTTGGTTTCTTGGCTCGGACGAGTAGGGACGTATTCGACGATAGGTTTTTCACCACTGGTGGCGGCAACCATAGCTTCGACTGTAGAAAAGGACATAGGGACAAATGTATCGGAAATACCATTATACCCAACATTTACTCTCTCATTATTATAGAGCGAGTTCATATCCTGCCACTCTTGATGCCATGAACCTGTTGTATAGTTCCAGCTGGCGGTAAAAGCCTTAACTACTTTTTCTACTTTAGGGTTTGTAGTTTTGTCCATATCTTCCAAATTGCCCAGTTATAGTTATAATACCATAAATTTAATTATCTATAACGATTTCTTGCAGCGACTTTGCTCATATCTATATTGGGTTCGACCATAATGCCTGGGCGTTGGTTCATAAGGAGGTAACGAACAGCGTCATATAGGTGGTCCTCGGCTCGTGTGTCAATATCTTCAGGGCGATTTATGTCAACAGGAAGATTTGGGAAGGTTCTAATAAAATTTACACAGGATGAAAACACTTGAAGCCGAGGGTGGCCGTCATTTTGTACCGCTAGGGCCTCATGGATAGCTGCTTTTCCTGCTTTTCGGTCATTATTTGCAGGCGTGAAGATGATTCCGTGGTTTTGGAAAATTTTAGCAATCAATTCCCCTGTTTCGGCGTTCCCGACGGCTTTCCAAATAGACGGGTCGGCAAGGTGCATGGTGATTCGTTCGTCAGACTCCATCATTTTCATAACTTCAGCCTGTTTACCGACAATCATTTTGGTTTCGTAGAACTCCCTATAAATATAGACTCTGTTTGTAATGGGGTCAATAGCTCCCCACACCGCTGCTGCGTAGGTATTATAGCCATAGTCGTAGGCCATCCACCTTGTCCAGTGGTTTGGAATCTGAAATGGTGCGACAACGTGGTAATCCTTCCCGTCCTTCTCCCTTCTCCACTCCTCAAAGGCTTGCCCAGCAAATATATCCCAATCTCCGTCCCTATAGGCCCTTCGAAGATTAGGGTCGCTAATTGAATCGAGTACTTTAGTGTAAGAGTCAATGAAGTCCTGAGAGACATGGTCGGTCACTTTCGCAGGAATGAAGATACGGGTGTTCTTATTCTCGTCGGTGTAAATAGTTTCAGGCTCGGTAATGTCAATAAAATAAGATTTTACCCACGCATGCCCAATACCTCCAGGGTTTGTCGCACACATTACTTTCAAAGGATTCTTTAAAGAAGAACGAACACGAGTTTTTAAGAATTCATAATTCTCTTTGGTGAAGTGAGTCAGCTCGTCCATTAGAAGAAGGTGGATTTCAGCCGACTGGTACCTATACATATCTGCAGGCGATTCAAGGTAGGCCAGTTGTATGATACTTCCGTTTGTGAAGTTAAATACAGAATCCTGTGAATTAAATTTCACTCCCTTAGCGATGTTCATGTAATCAGCTGTTTGTTTAAGGAACTCAGGAACTACTGATTGTTTTAACTCAGGTGTAGTTTTGCGAAAAATATAAACTCTGCTCTTAGGGTACTCAAGAGCGTAGGTAATGGCTTCTGCCACTAGTGCAGCGGTCTTACCTCCTCCTGCAGCACCACCATATAAAGTTTCAAATGCTGTAGATTGGTGAAACTTTGTCTGTCGCTCACTCGGAGTATAGTCGGGTACTTTAACCTTCTTTATTGCCATACTCTTTTAATGCCTCTCGTATGAATTTACTGCGTTTCATCTTAGGTATACTCATCCAAATCCTATAATACTTATCATCTAAGTAAACATTGATTCGATTACCACTCACGGTAGCTGTCCAAGTCATACTCAGCCCCATAGCCTTGTGGTGAGGTTAAATGGAGAGACTCAACTGCAGCCTTCTTCTCGGCTCGCTTCTGTCCAGGACTGCCTATAGAGGATAATAAATCAGCTATATCTTGTCTTGTTACTGAATCCTTATTGCGTAGTTCTTCAATCATATAATAATTATTATACACACTTTTATTATTTAAGTAATTTAAAAATTAAGGGGGGTATTTATTAATTAAAGTATTTGTGTGGAGGTGACATACCGAGTTTACCAGCCTAGCTACTGACACCCCTAGTCTGATTTAAGGGTTCCCACCCCTGTTAGTATTTATTATTTATTATATCTGTATCTGTTAATACTAATGAATAGGTATATTTGGTCATTTGACAGTGTTTATTGCATACTAGTATATAATCCCGTATTTTATGACACTTAAATGAGTACTGTACCTCTGTTATTCTTAATAAACATATTATATAATGTCTACCTCTGTTAGCTTATTTATTAATTATTTATTGTA